ATGAGAACCCAGAAAAACACTAAAGAAATCTGGGAACTCTACAGAAAACAAAGAGAAGAAGAACAAAAACTACAAAAAGAACATAACAAAGCAATGAAACAAATACTAAAGGAAAAATAATGGATAAAAAAGAACTAGTGCTGTTCATTACTAAAATAGCTCTGAACTGTCAAAAAAACCATATTCATAGGCTCAGTACAATCACAACATTGGCTGATGCTGATAAACAACCAATAAAATTCCTAACAAATGGAGGAAAATACTATTACTACTTATTCTCAATTACTGGAATTGATCTGAAATATGAGGACAACGGTACAACCTGGACTGTAGAATTAATTTAATGGGATAATCAATATGTCTGAAGATTTTTATATCTACTGGTACTCTAATGAAGAATTTAACGGTGAAGCTATATTCTTAGCTGAGGAACGTCAGCAAGAATATCAAGAAAATAATGATTATCTCATTCCTTTATCATAAAAAAAGAACACCAATTGGGACTCTTGTGGAAGTAAGAAATTAATATAATTCCTGGGTCGTAGGTTCAAACCCTACTAGTCCCACCAATTCCCCCGGAGTGGCGTAATCGGTAGGCGCAAGAGATTTAAACTCTCTCGACATTCTGTCATGTGGGTTCGATCCCCACCTCCGGGACCAACAAATACTCAAATATATAAAATATATATGAACATAGAAGAAATTAAACTTATAACAGAAACTCTCATAGCTCTAGGAGATAAAGGATTTATTGCTTTTATTATTTATCTTTTTGTCGATAAGATCTTTTCCTTAGGGACAATTTGTCTTAGCATTTTTGCATTCTACAAAATCACAAAACTTCTAGTTGAGTACTAATATTTTATGCTCGGGTAGTTTAGTGGTAAAACACCTGTCTTATAAACAGCATCGGCGCCAGATTAGCGCACGTCATGGGTTCGAATCCCATCCCGAGTACCAAACAACTAAGGTCGGTCATAATGAAACCAATTAGAAAAAATGCATTATGGAACGCACGTAATCCCAACCAAGGGGATTTCCTTAAAATTCTCTGTTTATGCTCTGCAGGATTACTCAGATCACCCACAATTGCCTGGGTACTAACAAGAGAAACCGAACATAATTGCAGAGCTGCTGGAGTTCATGATTTTGCCTTAATTCAATGTGATGAAGTATTAGTTGAATGGGCAGATCTTATTATTTGTAGTAATTTTGATGTTTGGGATACCTTTGTAAATAACTTCAATACCAAAAAAGAAACATTGAATTTCGATATACCAGATAATTTTAATTTCAGAGAACCAGAATTAATTGAAATCATTAAAATTAAATTAACAGAATTTAATTTATTATAAATAATGTTGAAGGACGAGCGATGACAAAAAAAGAATTTAAAAAGCGTTGGGAATCTAATGATAATGGTGGAGGTATAACCTACGAAGATATTGCTAATTGTTATAAACAATGGGGATTTGGATCTTCTCCTAAAACAAAACCTATATTTACAGTACGTTATCAAGTATTAAAAGCAGCTAATACAAATGATGCTGAAGAATATAATCCCGATAAAGAAATTTAATATATTATGAAAATATTTGTCTTTGGTAGTAACCTAGCAGGTAAACATGGCAAAGGTGCAGCCTTATATGCAAGACAACATCATGGTGCTATATGTGGTCAAGGTGTTGGCAGACAAGGAATGTCCTATGCAATACCAACAAAAGATTCTGGATTAATGACATTACCTCTATGGGTAATTCATCATTATGTGAATGATTTCATAACCTATGCAGAAACACATGAAGAACTAACTTTTGAATTAACAAGAATTGGTTGTGGTTTAGCTGGATATAAAGATCTTGACATTGCACCTATGTTTAAAAATGCTCCTCCCAATATAATTAAACCTACAGGATGGTAACAAAATGAAACCAATTGATTTTGTAGTGTTTGATGGAGATAGTTCTCCAAATACTCCTGTAGAAAAAATAGCAAAGGCTATGAAAAAACCTATAGTAATTCAAGGGGAACACACAAAATATACAATCCTGTCCTACTATTACCACGATGGTAGAATGTATCTTGATATTGAAGAGAAAGGAAGTAACTAAATGTTTTATATCTTACGTCGTCGTGGTCTAGGTAACACCACAACAAAAGCAATTCAACAATACTCACAACAACCAATCACAATTATCAGAAATGATAAACCACTTTTATTCTCTCCATTAGATACAATTCTACGGTGGGGATGTACATCACAAGTTCAAGGAAATCCTCATGTTTTAAATAAAGCTATTTCTATTGAAGTAGTTAACAGTAAACGAGATTTTAGAGCACAACTACAAATCAATCATCCTGAAATTACACCAAAAACTTGGTTCAATCACACTGATCCTTACATTACATATCCCTGTATTATTAGACCACAACATCATGCACAAGGTAAGAATTTAGTTTATTGTGAACAAAGAGATGATTTAATTGGAACATTACTTAGTCAGCCTACACTCTATATAAACGGATATATCTCAGAATATATCCCAAAAGTAGTAGAATATCGTGTATGTTTTATTCAAGGTAGAGTTGCCTGGGTAACAAGGAAAATCCCCAAAGATCCACAAGCAATTGCTTGGAATGTAGCGCAAGGTGGTAAGTTTGAGAATGTACGTTGGAAAGACTGGCCCATCGACGTTATTGAAACTGCATACAAAGCATATAAACTATCCACTCTCTACATCAGTGGAGTAGATGTAATGGTAGATAGTAATGGTAAATCCTATGTACTAGAAGCTAATAGTGCTCCATCCCATACGTCACCATATAGACAGCAATGCACAGCAAAATGCATTGCCTATGGAATTACCAACAATGATTTCACACACATCCCACCAGATGACGATTTCAAAAAATATGGTAAATGGCTTCATCCAGCATTAAAGTAATACCTACCTATTATCTATACAAAACAAACGGATTTAAAATGAATAGAGGTTATATTTATTTTGTACTAATCGTAGTCTCACTAATATATTTAGTATATATCTATATTCCTATCATCAAACAAAGTAGGAAAATTGATAAAGCAGAAAAAAGTATGAATACCTACTCACAGTATCAAGGTCGGTCATTCCTATAAAACCTATTATAACAGCATCCTGTATAGGATATGATGGTAGAATAATTGCAACAAGACAAAACAATTACAATAAAACTCATCCTTTACAACAACATTATGCTATTTTAGCAGGAAAACCCTTCAATATATACTTACACGCTGAAATAGCTGCAATAATAGCATGTAAAGGTAAAAAGATTCATACAATAATAGTAACAAGATTTAACAAACAAGGTTTACCAATGAATGCAAAACCCTGTCCAATCTGTTCGCTTGCTATCCAAGATTTTAAGATTAAACGAGTAATTCACACATGATTACAGAATCTATTGTTCTCTATAAAGAACCAATTAATGATAATAAAAGACTTCTAGAAATTTTAAATAATAACATACAACAATTCTTTAAGCGAGGACATAAATTATCACTATTATATACAAGTATTTCCGATGCTTCTACTAAAATCAAATTAATTAATCATATTTATATCCTAAAAGAATTAAAATTTCTTAATGGTAATTTACTATTCATTAAGGCTCGTATGACTTCAGCACCATATCAAGAATTAACATTATCTTTACATGACTTGGAAACATATTATGTTTAACAAAACAATGGCTTCTGTTTGGTATCATGAAATGGACCCTTGGAAAATTTTTAAAAATTCTAAATATATTAAAAAAGCATCTCAGCTAACTAAAAATGATGTATTAGTTATTTGGGGTGGTGAAGACATTGGAACAGAATTATATAACGAAATTCCAAACTCTTATGCAGAACAGTACAAACCATCTATCAGAGATTTAAAAGAACTGGAATGTATCAATAAAGCAATCGAACTGAACATTCCAATTGTAGGAGTATGTCGTGGAGCACAGCTATTATGTGTTCATCAAAAAGGACGATTGATTCAGCATGTACTAAATCATATAGGTAATCATAAACTATATCTAACAAAAGAAAAAACACTGATGGTTACAAACAGTTGGCATCATCAAGTAATGGTACCTACAGAAGATGCAGAAATTCTAGCTATCTCTGCTAATAAATATGAAGTGGGATGGACAGAAAATAATGTTCAAGTAACACCAGAGGTACCCGAAATTGTTAAATGGAATAACATTAGAGCATTGGGTATTCAAGGACATCCTGAATTTTATGATGCCCCGTTCGAGCTAGTTGAATATACAAAAAATCTAATCTTAGGATTGTAAAATGGCTACAAACCTTCTTGGGTATTCCTTTTCTTTAGAACAACAAACATTACAATCATCAATATTATGTGAAAAACCTATAAAATGCAATACTATGTCTTTTAAGACACAGTATGTAGAAATTATGGAGAATCCCTATGATTGTGGATGTTTGATTATCGGATATACTTATGATATTACAAAAAAAATTCAAGATTTATTAGAACAATTCATGAATGAAAATGGTTATAGTAAAGTTATAGGAACTATAGCAATTAATGTAGAATATTCAGATGTTGAAAAAACAAAAGAAGAATATACACAATTAGGATATACATTAATACCAACAGGACAATCATCAAGACATCCTGATGATGATATAGAAACCTACTTAATATATAAAATAATCAACCCTACATTTAAAGGATACCCATAATGGAATACATGATTGGTTGTGACCCTGAGTTTTTCTTGAAACAAAATGGCAAGCATATCAGTGCTGAAGCCCTGGTTGGAGGAACTAAGAGAAAACCAATTCCTATTGATGATTTAGGAAATTGTATTCAAGAAGATAATGTAGCTGTTGAATTTAACATTGGAGCAAGTTCCACATTTGAGATGTTTTCAAATAACATTGACAAAGTGCTGAACTTCCTCAAAGAAAAACTAAAGGGTTATGAATTTAGTACAGAGTCTGCTGTCGTCTTTGATGACGATCAATTAGATTCAGCACAAGCACGAGTCTTTGGTTGTGATCCTGATTATAATGCATGGACATTTAAAGTAAATCCAAAACCATTTGCAAAAAATATCAATCTCCGATCAGCAGGTGGACATATCCACATTGGATGTGATCTAGCTAAACAAAAACCAGAACAAGTAATTCAAACATGTGATTTATTTTTAGGAGTACCTAGTGTTATTCTAGATCCCGGTACAGAACGCCGGCAACTATATGGAAAAGCAGGAAGCTTTCGCAAAAAAGAATATGGTGTTGAATACAGAAGTCTTAGTAACTTCTGGATTTTTGATAAAACCTTACGAGTTTGGGTATATAAACAAGTTAATAACTGTTTAGAGTTTGTCAAGGACAATAAACATATTGATGTTAATGATCATCAAATTATTCAAGACTGTATCAACCACAGTAATATTGAATATTGTCATTATCTTATGGATAAATATACGCTATGCTTTTAAATGAATGTAAAGTATTAACAGATGACTGTCATCTGAATGATCTTTTTGCAGAATTAGAAAAAAGATATGCAGGAACATTATTATGTATTACTACACACTCTGAACCTAAGCGATACTTAGTATATAAAGAAGGATCATTTAATAACCTTAAATTTATAGATTGTACCAATGATAATGAATATGTTGTATTTCCTTTTGATGAAAATATAGAAATTTCAATTCCTAAATTAGATAAAGGTTTCTATATATATATAAATAACAACAGATTAGAATTAGCTTATATTACAAAAAATGCACTACGCCAATGGAAACGTAGCATCTGTAAAAATACTTACACCCTGGAAACTGTAACAGAACATATAAATTCTTTATATTTTTTTTATAAAATTGCAAATACTACTACATACTTTGTAATAATAACTGCAATCTTAAAAGAAATCAATAACTCACAAAAAAGATTTTTTACTCACAATGATTTAAAAAATCATTTTAAAGAAAATAACTTTCTTCTTCTCTCAAGAGATTTTATCCTTCTCAAATCTCTCAATACTATTGATACCTATGATCTATTATACCATAAGTATTGGGTCGGTCATACCATAGATTTAAAAACATTAATAATTCGGGATTCACGATTTAAACAAGAAATTCATGATTTATTTAACCATCATTTTTCTACAGACATAAAAATCATCGAATGAATAAAATTCAAGACATAAAGAACTTCCCAGGGTTATTCACAAAGAAATTAAAACATAAAAAATATGAAGATTTAACAAAACTAAAAACTCCTTACGAATTCAAAAATAATAACTGTCTTATTGGTATAGAAATTGAAATTGAAAACATTACTGAATCTCTACTAGACTCTTTAAAAGGTCTTTATTGGGAAGAAACAGAAGACCATTCTCTCAGAAACTATGGTAGAGAATATAAAAGCATTCCATTACGCACCTACCAAATTCCTTATGCAATCGAATACCTACAAGCTGCTCTAAATCATACTAACCCCGAATACACATTTAGTAATCGCTGTTCTGTTCATGTACATCTAAATGTACGTGATTTCACAATGGAACAATTAGCCTGTTTTCTAATTCTCTATTGTGTTTTTGAAAAACATTTCTTCCATATTGCTGGAACTAAAAGAGAGAATAATATTTTTTGTGTTCCCCTATGGAATACAGAATATATACCAAACACAGAATCTTTATATTTTCCAGAAAGCTACAAAGCATGGCATAAATATCTAGCACTGAATTGTGGATGTATTTTTGGCTCTGCAAATAATCAAGCTTTTGGAACTATAGAATTCAGACATCTGTATGGCACTTTAGATACTAATATATTGTATCCCTGGATTAATAGTATTATTGCCTTAAGAGAAGCATCCAGCAAATACAAATTGGATGAGCTTATTTCAGACATTACTATTGCAAATACCACTTCTCAATATCTACATTGGTACTCAAGTATTTTTCAAGAATTAAGAATTTCTTCTTATTTATTAACAAAAAATAATTATGAATATTGTATTTCCAATTTAAAACAAAACCTATTTTCAAAAACAAATATACATAATACAAAATACTTTAATACAGAAAATAATCATTGGTTTATGTCTAATGGAATAAACAAACTATCAAAACAACAAAATAAAATAAATCTTGATCCAAATATACTTAATTACATACTAAATATGACAAATACAAACACTAACTCAGCATCCCCTCTTACACAACTGGAACTTTAATATGTGCGGCATTATTGGATTAATTTCAAATTCTAATACATCATTATCCACTGCAGCTATTGAATTATTTATTGATTCACTTAAAGTGGGAGTATTAAGAGGGGATGATAGTACAGGATTATTTATTGTTACGAAAGCAGGGAATGTCCATACCTTAAAATATGCGCAAAATAGTACACATTTCCTGGAACATCCTACAACTATTGAATTTTTTAAGGAACATTCTGATAATATCCTAGCAATTGTAGGGCATAATCGAGCAGCAACTAAAGGAAATATTAGTGACGAAACTGCACACCCATTCATCCATAACAATATTGTATTAGTACACAACGGAACATTATTACAACATAAAACATTAGCGGACGTTGATGTTGATAGTGAAGCAATCTGTCATGCTATTAGTAAAACTGATTATAAAAAAGTTCTTCCTCAACTGAATGGTGCTTTTGCATTAATCTGGTACAATGCACAGGAAAAACAATTATATGTAACCAGAAATAAAGAAAGACCTCTATGGATTTTCTCCACCTCAGGATTTGATTATATCTGTTCTGAACAAAACATGGGTAATTGGCTGTTACAAAGAACATTTAAATATAATAAAAATCCAGAAGGAAGGTACTTTAAAGAATTAGAAGTATATAATTGGGAGATTGACAAATTATCTGAAGGTTTTTCCATTTGTCACCAATATACAGAGGAAAAGAATTTTTTTTTTCACCCTACAAAAACGCAATCGGTGGTTGGAAATATTGGGATTAAGAAACTTCCTAATCTAGTAAGGTTACTGCCAGAATATGACATTAAAAAAGATCAATTACTTAGAATTTTTATAGTTAATATAAATGAATTAAAATCTGGACAAATTAAAATTACTGGATATATCTCAGAGTATCCTGATGTTACATTCTTATATTATATAACAGTCTCAGAAGAAGAAAAAAATCATATTTACCAACATGATACTATTACAGGAAAAGTGTTTGGATGTGACACAAACAAAAAAATTATTTATTTACTAAAACCAGTAAATAAAATTATTAGAGGAATAAATAATATTACGGTTGAATTTGATGAGGATACCAAATGCTATAAATGTAATACCACTATTACTACAGAAGATAATAACAAGGTATATATCAAACAAAAACAAAATCAAACTAAGATTCTCTGTCCCCATTGCGTAAACCAAATTCCACAACTGAAAGAAAAATATGTTCTTCTTTAATACAGAAGTAGTAAAACCCAACCAATTAATAGAAGATAAGCAATACATAAACATTAGATATGCCTTTTCAAAAAAGGTAGATTCTACTCATTATACAAATATAACATCTTGGGTAAAATGTAGAGATTTTCTCACTGATGCTTTTTTTATTCAACATTCATTTGAACAATATAAAACATGTTTTAATAGGCAAATATATGGATTTGTATATAAAGAAAATTTAGAAAATGGTATGGATAACATTTCCATTATTAGCGAAGACATTAATAATTTACATGGTATCCAACAAGGAATCATTACTATTATCAATACACTAGAAACTTCTATCTATCCTTTATACAAAAAAACTACATCTTGTATACATAATAATAATCTTACAGATCTTCCTGTTTTAGTAATTGAAATTTGTCCTATTTGGCTTACTAATACTTATACATTATCCTTATTTACTTTACTATTAAGATTATTTACTTATCCTAAAAAGGATATTAATATTTGGCAAAATATTCTTACACACCCGGAAGATACAAATGATGTTTATCTAGTAAAAACCTTAAGGGACAAGAAAGTATTAATTAATAAACTCTTATTAAATCTTAATGATTCTAAGATGCCCAAGGCTTTTGACAACGAAAGTATTCAGGATATCTTCGATAATTGTTATTGTATGCATGAAAATCTGGGAATTCTTAGTGGTGTTTATGATATCAGACTAAGAAACTACTTAAACAACAAAATGAAAGATATTGAATGTCCTCCAGATGTAAGGGATGTAATTCTATTTTAACAGAAGAAGAATTAAAACTAATTGATCCAATGTCAGGATCCTATACAACATTATGTATGTATTGCCTAAATAAGAGTGAAGATGAAACGGACACAATGCCCGAGATGTGCGAGTATTGAGAAAGACAGGAGTCATGACAATCTAGCTGTATATCCTGACGGATCTAAATACTGCTTCAGTTGTGGATATTGGGAAAGCACAAAACAATTACCTAATTTTAAAAGTAGATCTAAAAAACCTGTTGTATCTATAGCTCTTCCAGAAGATATCACAGCTAATATTCCTATAGAAATAAAACAATATTTAAAACAATTTAATATAACAGACAGAGATATAAGTAAATATCATATTTATTGGTCTCCAATAGACCAACGTATCTGTTTCCCAATACAGATAAACAATATGTTATTAGGATGGCAAGGACGGTCATTAACTAGAAAACCAAAATGGTTCTCACAAGGATTAGACGATTTCGTTATCTATCTTACAAACAACACATCAAACACTATTGTCTTAGTAGAAGATATTATCTCTGCTATTAATGTAGGAAAACAACCAGTATCCTGTTGCTGTTTATTTGGTTCTATAGTATCATTAAGAAGAATACAACAATTACACAAACAAGGATACGATAAATTTGTCTTATGGTTAGACAAAGATAAAGAAATTGAATCTATAAAAAGAACAATAGAGTTACGCAATCTAGGCTTCACATGTTATAATTTAACAACAGACAAAGATCCCAAATACTACACACAGGATGAAATAAAAAACCTCTTGACAGAATACAAATAATGTGCTATACTTAATTAAATTATTACTTAATTATGAGATCTATAACAAATACAATACTATTGTTTTAGATCTTATAAATAACAATAAAGAACTATATATTCTTTATAAATATATAACTATACTAATTACAACATACAAAAGAGATATTACTTATGAAGAATTAACAATCTATGTATTAACACATATACCTGAAAAAGATAAAGAAGTTTTTAAAGGTATTTTAGAATCTTTAAATAATCAATCTACTGATTCTTTAATCATTGATGATCTTCTGTTAGATCTTACACAGAAGAGCAAAGCCTATGAGCTTGCTAGACTTGCTGTAGAGGTCTCAGAGGGACGAAAACCTTTCACTGACCTCCAGGTATTGATTGAAAAAATAAACAGCTCTACGGCCTCTGTAGACCCCTCTACGGGCCTTTCCCTCATCACTGATGATCTACAGGAATTGTATGATGAACGAGACAGTCAACAAGGACTTCGCTGGCGCCTTGCAGCTCTTAACAGAAGCCTCGGATCTTTACGAAAAGGCGATTTTGGATTTATCTTTGCTCGGCCTGAAACTGGAAAAACTACATTTCTTGCTTCTGAAATTAGCTACTTCGCAGAACAATCAAAACAGCCAATCTTGTGGTTTAACAATGAAGAGCAAGGAAACAAAGTCCAATTAAGAGTATATCAAGCTGCTTGTAATGCTACTTATGTACAATTACAATCTAATATAAAACATTATCAAGAAATTTATAATAAACTCATAAAAGGAAACATAAAAATATATGACTCTGCATCTATTTCCACAAGAGAAGTTTCTCAATTATGTGAGAAGTATGCACCAGGATGTATCATTTTTGATCAACTTGACAAAATCAAAGGAATTGAAGGAGACCGTGATGATCTTCGACTTGGATCAATTTATATATGGGCTAGAGAACTTGCAAAAACGTATTGCCCAGTTATTGGAGTCTGTCAAAGTGATGCGACTGGAGAAGGAAAACGATGGCTAACAATGGACAATGTGGCTAATGCCAAAACAGCTAAACAAGCTGAAGCTGATTGGATCATTGGTATTGGTAAAACACATAATGAAGCAGAAGAACATCTAAGATATCTTAGTATTTGTAAAAATAAACTAATTGGTGATGATGATACTGATCCTATTCTAAGACATGGACATCTCACTGTTAAAATTAATCCTTATGTAGCGAGATATGAGGACTAATGGCTTACTTATTCCAACCTAAACATATTCTGTTAATCTCAAAGATTCTTAGGAACTTTGTATTACCAGAAAAGAATAAACTTAAATTAGTAAAATCCTTTGATCAATACTTCTTTGAAGACAATCCTATGTATAATAGGAAGAAATTCTTTGATATCTCAATGTCTGTTCTAGATGAACAAGAAGTATATAGACATTTTAGGCATATGTCCTGTTCAGAACTAAATGATATAATTCTAAACAAACCACAACATTTATATTTATGGAATTATGATAGTCATTTATTTTGGACAGTTAACATCATTCCAAAACATCTATTAGAAACACAAACAATCACTCTTAAATTATCACTAACTTTACCATATGATGTTGCATTAGATGATTGTGGATTTAATTTTAAAATTCCGGAGGAATTAGAAAATGTTTAAACCTTGGCCTAAAATTACTAGATTAGAAAACAAAAGAACTCCTATCTTTACAGAAAAAATTGATGGTACAAATGCTTGTGTTGTTGTTCATACCTTGTGTGGATTAGAGAATTATCCAAAACCAATTTACATCTATGATGAGGGGGATCAACAATTTGGTGTATGGGCACAATCACGTACTAGATTAATCTATCCTGGAGATGATAATTTTGGATTTGCTGCATGGGTACTAAAAAATGCAGAAGATTTAGTTAATTTAAAAGAAGGACATCACTTTGGTGAATGGTGGGGACAGGGAATTCAACGCGGATATGGACTAACAGAAAAGAGATTTAGTTTATTCAATACTCGTAGATGGGGACCACATAATCCCAACACACCTAAATGTTGCCATGTTGTACCTAATATTCATGTAAAAACTCCACAAGAAGTAATAAATTATTTAAATTCTGTTGGTTCATTAGCAGCACCAGGATGGATGAAACCTGAAGGTGCCGTTATGTATGAACCGGATACTGACACATGTTTTAAAATTATTATGGATAAATAAATGAAATTTGATATTCCAATTAATATCTCTGTTGAAACAACAACAGAAGAAAAAGCAGAAAAGTTTGTATTTGATTTTCTAAAGATGGCTACAAAGGAGTTTGGTGTTGAACAAAGAATCATTAATTGGGAATACTTTGAATTCTTACCTAAAGAATCCTGTAGTAGTGGATGTAGAAACAACCATCAGTAACGATGGTAATCCCTTTGATCTAAAAAATAAATTAGTAACAATCCAAATATTAGTAAAAACTAATAACTTAATTTGGTCGAGCTTTTTCACCAAAGAAAATTTTACAGATTGTATTCCATATCTGGATAAAGCTACTTTGCTAATTGGTCAAAATATTAAATTTGATTTGCATTGGTTACGTAGAGAGTTCGAATTTATTTCAAAAGTCCCGATTTGGGAGCTACAAAATGCTGAATTTTTATTTTCCAATCAGCAATGGAAATATCCAGATTTGGATACAATGTGTAAAAATTATGGTGTTGGTGAAAAAATATCTACAATAGAAGAAAAATATTGGTCTAAAGGTATTGACACAGACCAGATTCCTCTGTTAGAATTAGTAGAATATGGTATTCATGATGTAGAATTAACATGGTTGGTATTTCTCCAACAAGTTGAAAAATTTAGAACTTCACAACAATCTAAATTTGCTCTTTTCAGATTACTGTGTAATGATCTTCTTGTTCTTCAAGAAATGGAATATAATGGAATTATATATGATGAAATTGATTCTTTAGCAAAAGCAGAAGAAATTAAATCTTCTATTCTTATTATAGAAGATAAATTAAATGAATTAGCTGAAACTTATATCTTAAATTATAATAGTGGAGATGATATCTCCATTCTTCTTTATGGTGGAACCAAAACAAAAGAAATTAGATTTCCTATTGGATTTTATAGAACAGGAACTAAAATAGGACAACCTAGATATAAAATTATTAAAGAAGATATTATCTTTCCCAGAATAGTTCAACCATTAAAAGGTAGTGAACTCAGTAAAGAAGGATTCTTTGCTACAAATATTCCAACATTATTAAGTTTAAAAGCAACAGGAAAAGCAAAGAAAATTATTAATTTACTTTTAGAAAGATCTGCTTTAGAAAAAATAAATAATACTTATTTAAAAGGTATTCCAAAAAAACGAGAAGAAATGAATTGGCCTGTTGGTAATATTCATACATCACTCAATCAATGTGTGGTTAGTACAGGAAGATTATCTAGTACAAAACCAAATACACAAAACCTAGCTGACTTAGCTAAATATTATTGTATATCGAGGTATTAAAATGAAAACTCTTGTTCTCCCTGAGCATTATAACGCAATCGATCCTAATCATTATGAAGAAACACTAAAAGCATTATGCTTGTATGTAGATAAGCTAGGTATTGATTTAGTTATTAGTGATTTAGAAGATATTGAAAAGCGTTATTCAGAACAGAAAAATGCTGAATAAAATGGAATTTACTATCCATATATCCACACTAATCCTAATAGGATTAGGTTGCTTCTTAGTAGGTATTATATGAGCCAATGCGTACTGATAAATAATGCTGATTAATGTGGATGTCAAGGCATTAGAATGGTGCTGTTACTTATTCTTATCTCAAGATAAAGTAGGTATTGATGAGTGGCATGCTGTATTAGCAGATCCCACTAAGAATGATATTCATAGAGATAATCAAACAAAGTTTTCTCTACCATCTAGACTAATAGCTAAAATCTTTTTATTTAGATGGATCTATAGAGGAAGTGCTTATGCTTATTCAAAAGATCCTGACTTTACTGGTGTAAGTTCTAGTGTCGACTATTGGCAATCTGTAATTGATTCTTATTATTCTAAATATTATGGAATATATAAGACACACATGCAATTTATAGAATTAGCAATAAGGCAAGGTTTTATTGTAAGTCCTTTTGGTAGAGTACATGAATTTAAACCTAAACAAACATATAAAGGTTTAGTTTATAACGAATCAGATATCACCAATCATCCAAATCAAGGACTAGGTGCTGATGTAGTATCAATGATCCGTGTAATGACTAAACATAAAATGGATCGAAGTAAATTAAAGAGAATTAAATTAATTAACACAGTACATGATTCAATTGTTGTTGATGCTCCTGATGTGGAGGTTGAGCCTGTTGCACGTCTTTTTTCCCAAATATTCCGGGACGTACCAAAGGCTCTATCTCGTCATTTCTCTGTAGATTGGAATATCCCAATTAAAGAAGAGATTACGGTCGGTCATAACATGAAAGAATTATCAGAATATATTCTATAGGAGAATAATAATAATATGTCTACACTCTGCATTCAAATCGTTTCAGTTGATGTTGGTCAAGGTATGACCAAAACTAAGAAACCCTATAAATTCCTTGATGTTGTTTATAAAAACAAATCATACCAAGACAAAATAGAAAACAAAAAAATCATGCCTTTTGGTAGTAAAGAGGTCATGGATACACTAGAAACTGCTAGTAAAGGGGATGTTTTTTATGTTGTCCGAGAAAAGAATGAAGGTGGTTTTTGGGACTGGACTAACATTGAAGAAAGCCCTCCAGAAGATGAAAAACCAGCAAATACTGCTAAACCAGCTCTAAAACAATCATATGATCAAAAAGATGAGCAAAAACAGCTATTCATTATTCGTCAATCCTCACTAACCAATGCTGTTAATACACTAGCTGCTGGTATCGATCCTGATAATGTTAAAGTAGTAGCTCAGAATTATATTGATTTTGTATTTGGAAACAATATCCCAACACCAGTAGATTCTTCTGATGAAGAAGATTACATTGATTAATGTTACTAATCTTGTTTGTCTTTGGTGTAATCACCTATTTAGCACACTTAAGAACGAAAAGGAAATTATAAGATGTCCTAAATGTGGTTCTACATATTGTGGTAAACAGGAGCATAATTATGTTCCTGTACCATCTTTAGAACCTCCTAAACAACTTGTAGAAAGTCGTTGGTAATGTTATTAATTGATGGTGATATTGTTGCATGGAGAGTAGGAACCCGGAAATATAATTGCAAAGAAGGCGATATGCGGTTTTATTATAATTCCTGTACTACATTATTAGAATCTATCATGCATAAGTTAGATGATTTTAACTATAAAGTCTTTCTTTCTGGAAAACAAATACCACATTTTAGAACACTAATTAATCCTGACTATAAAGCTAACAGAAAGGATCTTGTAAAACCAGAAGAAGTAAAAGAATTAGAGTGGTATTTACAAGATGTTTTTAATGCTGAGATTATTCATGGTTATGAAGCTGATGATGCTCTAGGATGGACACAAATGGAAGAAGTTAATGATCCTATCATTTGTACTATTGATAAAGATCTTGACATGATTCCAGGAATGCATTATAATTTTGTTACTGGCAAATTTTGCTACATAACAGTATTAGATGCTTTACATAATTTCTATACACAAATGTTAGTAGGTGATGTTAGTGATAACATATTTGGGATTAGAGGAATTGGTCCAGTAAAAGCAGGGAAGTTACTAGCCAGAACAAAAACAGAACAGGAGATGTTTGATATTGTATATACTCTATACAAAGATCCAAAACGTTTTGTTATGAATGCCTGCTGCTTATGGATATTAAGAAATAAAGGAGAATTGTGGGTAAACAGACAAAACTTGATTTTACCAGAAGAATGCAAACAAGAGGTGGATCAGATGTTAGAATTTACGAAATCTTTGAATCTAGATATATAAATGGTGCCTATCATGAACCAGATGATGATGTTTGGTATCCTGTTCAATGGGATTGGAATGGTTTTTACTCTGATAAAAAATCCGCAGTTGATTTAATAAATATTTCAGAGAATCAACCTCAATATGCATGAATAAAAGACGATCTAGATTAGAACAGAAATTTGAATATATATTAAATGATCTAGAAATACCTTATACTTATGAAACTACAGTGATTCCTTATACTATTCCAGAATCGCTGCATAAATATATAGTAGACTGGTCATTTCCTCATAATAATATTCTTATCGAGAGTAAAGGATATTTGTCTGATCATGCAGAACGAAAAAAATATATATTAATAAAACAACAAAATCCTGAAATAGATTTAAGGTTTGTATTTTTAGATGAACATAAACTATGTGGTGGTATGAAAACCACTCATGGTGAATGGGCTAAAAAACATGGATTTCCTTATTGTACTATTAAGGATTATGATATAATTAAAGAATGGTTAAATGAGACATCTTGTAATACCGGACACACAGATTAAATATGGAGAAGATTTAACATTTTTAACATGGATTGGCGAATTTATAGTTCAAAAAAAACCAGATGTTATCATTCATCTTGGTGATTTTGCTGATATGACTTCTCTATCATCTTATGATGTAGGTAAGAAGTCCTTTGAGGGACAACGATATGTAAAGGATATAGATGCAGCACAGAGAGGAATGGATCTGTTACTTGCGCCTTTGGTTAATTTCAACTTACTTAAAAAGAAAAATAAAGAAAAGCAATATAAACCAAGACTCGTTCTCACCTTGGGGAATCACGAACAAAGAATTGAATGTGCCATTAACAATGATCCAAAACTTGAAGGGTTAATCTCATATACAGATCTACCTTATGAGAAATGGGAAGTGCATGAATTCTTATCTCCTGTTGTTATAGATAATATAGCTTATTGTCATTACTTCCCTTCCGGTCTTTTAGGTCGGCCTATATCTTCTGCTTCTTGTATGGTTAGTAAATTACACATGTCTTGTATTGCTGGTCATCAACAGGGCAGACAGGTTGCCTACGGAAAGAAGGCTGATGGAACAAACATCACATGTATCATCGCAGGAAGTTGTTATGAACACCAAGAAGGTTATTTAAACAAACAAACAAATAATCACTGGAGAGGACTTATTATGTTAAATGAGGTAGATAATGGTTCTTTTGATGAAATGTTTGTGTCGTTAGGTTATTTAAAGAAAAAATATGGCTAAAAATAGTTGGAAATATGTCATTAAAGACATGAAGAAAAGAAATAAAACAGGTATGAAAGAATATGGTGTCCCTTTAACTACAAAAACTGAAAAAGATTTTCTATGGGAAACCTATGAAGAATTATTAGATGCTGTTGTTTATTTAAGAACAGAGCTTCTAAAACGAGAGGAAAATAAAAAAGATTTACTTGCTTTAGAAATCATTAGAACTAATTTTAATCAATCAATTAAAGATACAGAAAACTCAATTTTTCATCCTTATCCCTTTTCGGAGAAATGAATGAACGCAAATGAATATCAAAAATTAACTATTGACACTGCTATTTATCCGGGTGCGGGGACAGGAGATAACAGGGAATTAGTTTATCTTGGTTTAGGATTAGCATCAGAAGCTGGTGAAGTTGCTGGTAAGATTAAAAAACTAATCCGTGATGGTACTTATGAGCCTAGAAAAATTGGAGATGAGCTTGGTGATGTATGTTGGTACATTGCACGTCTAGCAGAAGCTTTAGGATATGATTTTGAAACAGTACTACGTTGGAATCACGTCAAATTGACAGAACGTCTAGCTAAAGATACTATAAAAGGATCAGGAGATTCAAGGTAATGAAATTATATAATGTACCTAAAGGTTCGTTCATACGTATTTATAATACTGAAGTATGTACACCACCAATCGGTCAAAGGCTTTTCACAGATCTAAAATTTCACAATATAGATGGTATGTATTCTTTCTGTACACATCCCTTAACAGGGGATGTTGTGCATATCGGAGCTAGTACAGAGGTAGAAATTATCTGTGACAAAGATGGTAATCCTATTACAACATTAGAACAGTATGAAAATAGCTAAGTGTGAAGTAACTTTAATTGATTCTATGGGAACTGATCTTTCTATTGTTAATGCTGCTAGAGTTTCCTTTGACAAAGAAAGTCAGTTTCTGTATGATGATGATGATCCTACAGTAGAATATTTATCTGAAAAAGATATTAAACTTATTAAATATCTTTATACACATAATCATTGGACACCATTTGCTCATACCAGTTTATCTTTTAGAATTAAAGCACCTATCTTTATAGCTAGACAATTAGGTAAACATCAAGTAGGTCTTGTTTGGAATGAGGTTTCTCGTAGATATGTAGATGATGAACCAGAATTCTTTTTTCCAAAAGAATGGCGAGAAAGACCTAAAAATACTAAACAGGGTAGTGAAGGAATCTTTGATCCTAATCAACCTTTATATAATCTAAATATATGGTTAAAACATACTTATGTAAAGAATCTTGAAATTTATAATATATTAATTAAGGATGGGCTTTGTCCAGAACAAGCTAGAATGATTCTTCCACAAAATATGATGACAGAATGGATCTGGACAGGATCTCTGTATGCTTTTCTTAGAATATGTAAGCTACGTCTGGATCCACATACACAAAAAGAAACACAAGATGTAGTAAAAGAAATAGCTAAATATATTGAACAGAAGTTTCCAGAGACATGGGGAGTAGTGATGAACACAGTATGAAAACATTTGAAGAAATTTGTGAAGATCTAATTAAAATTGATGAAATAACATTGATGGAGATTTTAGATATTAGTAGTGAGGATTTGGTATTAAAATTTAAAGATAAAATAGAAGAGAAGATTGAATACTTCCAAGCTGATTTAGAAGATACTGACGATGATAATGCCTATCAGGGATAAAGAAAAACAAGATCCCAAATTAAAAGAAAAACATAAAGAAAGAAGAATAAAAAAAGATATGTTAAATAAAATTAAAAATAATGAATGGGTAATAGCAGTAAGGGATTATAAAAATAGTGCATAAATCCTATTTTAATAATTCATTTAGTGAAACCATCTTTAGAACTAAGTATGCACAAGGACCAGATGATACTTGGGGAGCACTAGCTGAAAGAGTTGTTGATCATGTTTGTGGTAATTGGGGAAAACATAATGCTTTAATGTCTAAAGATGATAGACAACAATTAACTCAATACATTAAAGAATTTAAGTTTATTCCAGGTGGTCGTTACTTATGGTATGCTGGTAGAAAGAATCAATACTTTAATAATTGTTATCTGTTAAGAGCAGAACATGATACAAGGGAAGAATGGGCAGATTTGACACAAAGAGCAGTCAGTTGTCTCATGACTGGTGGTGGCATTGGAATAGACTACAGCATACTACGTCCTTCAGGGAAACCATTAAGTCGTACTGGTGGCTTATCTTCAGGGCCAATACCACTGATGCAGATGATAAACGAAGTTGGTCGTGGAGTTATGCAAGGGGGCTCACGCAGGTCTGCTATATATGCATCACTCAATTGGCAGCACGAAGACATCTACGACTTTCTCAAAGCAAAAAATTGGACTCCTCAGATACGTAATATAAAGACAGAGGATTTTAACTTTCCAGCACCATTAGACATGACTAACATCTCTGTTAATTATGATGATGCTTGGGGATTTGATCCTAATAATCCTGTCTTTCTTGAAAATTGTAAACAAGCCTTAAAAACAGGTGAACCTGGCTTTAGTTTTAACTTTGGTGATAAACAAAATGAAACACTTAGAAATGCGTGTACAGAAGTTACATCAGAAGATGATTCTGACGTATGCAATTTGGGCTCTGTTAATATCAGTAACATTATTAGTTTGGAGGAGTTCAAATCCGTTATCACTCTTGCAACCAAATTCCTGGTGTGCGGGACATTACGTGCCGATTTACCATATGAAAAGGTGTACAAAGTACGTGAAAA